AATGCAGTCACCACTAAGGTTGTTCAAGCGATTGTGAAACAGTGGTGTAAATGATATATTTGACCTAACACAAAATAGGAGGGCAGTATGACTAAGACAGTTGTAAATTTCATATTAGACAGGAGTGGTTCGATGGACATGGTTCGTGATGCCACCATCAGTGGCTTCAATGAATACCTGGGTGAACTACAAAAGAAGGGCGGGATGCTCTTCTCACTCACCACTTTTGATTCCGAAGGCATCGATCTGGTTACAGATCAAGAGGACGTTAAGAAGGTGAAGAAACTCAACAAAGACACCTTCGTTCCTAGAGGTATGACCCCGCTCTACGATGCGGTGTGTCGGACTCTCAGTATCGCTGAGAATGATTCTAGGAAAATTAAGCAGTTGGTCGTCATCATGACCGACGGGGAAGAGAACTCTTCTCAGGAATACACCGAAAAGCATTTGAACGACATGATTACCCGGCTCAAAAAAGACGGCAACTGGACGTTCGTGTTCTTGGGAGCCAATCAAGACGCATACGCCAACGCTCAGAAGTACGGGATCAGCATGGGCAACACCATGAGTTTCCAATCTACCGCCAAGAGTGTCGGTAAGACTTTTCGTGCGGTTGCTACTGCTAATGTGGCATATATGAATTCACATGATGTGAGTACGACCAGGTTTTTCAACAATGACGAGGACAAAGATGAAGTCAAAAAGCAAAAATGAGCTTGCACTTGCCGAGCGTAGATTCATTGATATAACCAAACAGGTTGACGCTATCATCACTAATATCCTGTTGATGTCAAAGCAAATGGCTGATATCTACAAAGACGGAATGGAACTCAAACGCATACTTAAAGAGCAACTTGAGGAGGATGAATATGCCTAGAAGTAGAGGTTGGGTGTGCGAGCGTTGCGGGGCTCAGTTTGAAGCACGTGATGAGTATAAAGCTCACAAGCTAGAACACATGCACGGCAATATCCCGGACAAATCAGTCTCGGAATTGATGGGAGTCGAGCCTCCCGAGCCCCTGGCACAGGCAGACGATCAGCCGATCGTAGCTGATCCTAACATCGACTACTCTGGAGCAGATGGCAAGAATCCTCCACCTGCTACCCCGATCCCGCCTGCCGCAAAGGAATTACTAGATCAGGCAAAGGCTCAATGGAATCAGATTCCCGACAAAGATAAGAAAAAGCAGGGAACCAAGCTGGTTTATCACTTTGAGGGATGGTGCAACAAGTGTGCGGGTGAGGTGGAGACGTTGACGATTGATGGTGTGGTAGAGGATCAGAAGAAACAGGTAGTAATTGCCTGGTGTCCGGCTTGTAAGAAACAATTGAAACAACGTACCGTTATTAAATTATAATAGGAGTCTGTTATGGGCGACCTTGTACCAACTATCGTAGAAGAGGAACTGGTTAAGTTCCGAGCGGAATATAAAGATCTTGAGCAAAGGATCAAAGCATTTCGTGATAATTTACTTCCTCGGAGCGAAGTGACACGCTATGTCTCGCTCGCATATACTGAATTAGAAAGTTCCCGTCATTGGCTCGGTGAAGCTCTTGGTGCAGATCAAAGGGAACAGAAAAAAGAACAAAAATGAGCTATGGAACAAAGGATGATAAAAAGAAGCTACTCGAAGGGTTGAATCACATTTACAAAACCTTTGGACATAATTATGTGATGGCTCGCTTCAAAGCTGTGGGGATGCTTACTGAATATGTAGGCGATGTGGAGATTTGGAAAGCTTGTAACCGTATAATGATGCTAGATAAGGACTTTCACAATGTAGACAAAGGTGAAACATTAACGACTTACTAATTAACGGAGACTACCTGGTGTCGCGGCTCGCCTACTTACTCCCCTTCGTTCTCGTAGGGGTACTTCTATCTCAAGTCGTTTGGCTTTTCTTATGAAACGATCCAAACAACAATCATGTAATATCCAGGCATTTCTCCAAGTGTAGGAGGGGGGGTGAACGAACAATGAACAGACTAGACGAAAGTATCAAACTATCCAAAGCAAAAAATGGTTGGATGGTTACGCACAGCTTTGAAACCGAGTTTACCGATCGTGGTGGACGTAAGGATACTGATTATCACAATGAAGACTATGTTTTCGATAACCTAGAAACCGCTCTTGAAATGGTGGTAGAGTTAGCTAATAACATAAAGGAATAAATGCCCGCAATTCTGCCCGTTGTTCGTAATGAGCAAAACCGCTTCACTATAGTCCGTCTGCATTATTCGGCAGATAGTGAAAAAGCCACGCCCGAATGGATAGAAGAAGCTAGTCGGGGTATGCCGAAGCGTGGATGGATGCGTGAGTACGAGATCGACTACAGCGTGTATGAAGGCAAGGCATTCTTCCCGGAGTTCAAAGACTTCAACATCAAAGAGGAAACCTACCGCAACCGAGAGACAATCTATCGAGGTTGGGATTATGGTTTCCATCGACCGTGCGTTCTCATCACCAAACTCAACCAGTTCGATCAGTGGTCGTGGATTGATCTGATCTTGGGTAAGGATGAAGGCATCATGGAGTTCGGGAAGAGAATAAGGAAGTATTGTATTACCAGGTTCCCTGGAGCTTATTACGTGGATGTGGGTGATCCCGCCGGTGAAGCGATCAGCGATAAAAGTGAGAAGACATCGGTGCAGATCCTCGAGTCGCTCGGGATCTTTGTGCGTTCCCGGAAACAGCCGATCAAACAGGGAGCTGAGATCATTCGTCAGAAGCTACCGATGCGGGTAGATGGTCGTCCTGGCATCATTGTTCATCCCAAACTCACTTATGTTGTTGATGGGTTTAAGGGTGGGCTCCACTACCCAGAGCCAAAAGAAGGTCAACCTCAAAGAGAGTTCTACGCAAAGGATGGTTTTTACGATCACATCTTCGATTGTGGTCGTTACCTTGCTACTGATATGTTCACGGTCATCGGTGAACAGCAAATGCCTAATAAGCTGAATATGGACACTGAGGAGGATCGATATCGCATGGGTCGACCGGTGGACGAATCACCTGGCAACGATCTCAATGATCTTGCCAGCGAATTAACGAGCGACTCAACGGATTTGGGAGGGTTCTTTTAATGTTTGACGAAGAGAATTTCTTGGCTTACCTCAAGAAGAATAAGCCATATCTTTATGACATTGAGATACAGGTAAATAAACTCAAAGAGTCTGGCGGATATGGCGACATCTCAATTGCGATCTCAATGACCAAGAGCGTCGTCGATCGGGGGGAGATAATGATGAGTATCAGACGCTTGTATGTCCCGAGAAAAAACAATCGGATCATTGACAGTGAAAACAAAGAAGTGTAAAAATATAGCAGAGCCATTAGTGGCTGAAAGGAATAACTCCCCTCCAAAGTGTGGGGTTTTTTTGTATAAAATGACAGAATATGACAATATCAGTGAACTAGAGCTCAAAGCCCAGATCGAGGAGGCGATTGAGGATAATGATCTCGATGAGGCGAAGGAATTGATGCAACAACTTATTTCATTACAAGAAGATGCCCCCAAGCTCTCGCTGACAGACGAAGAGCTCTCCGAAATGGGCGTAGATATGATGCTCGTCCAGAAAGAACGCCGTTTAGCTAAAGCTATAAAACAAGCTGAGCAGGACGGCGATTTTATTGAGTCAAAGCGATTGATGCGAGAATTAAGAGTTACTCAACAATTACAACCCGTACAACCGGGAGTGAGGATAGGAAAATGACCAACACGGACAGGGTGGTTACATACATCCTAGAAAATACCAAAGATTTATCTGCCGCCAAAATCAAAGCGATGGCTGAAGTAGTCAAATCGCTTGGTGGTGAGGTAGAAACAGCACCCAACGAAATGCCTGCCACAGAAGATCCAAACCTGATGGATGAATCCGCACCCATAGATCTAAGCAAAGTTAAAAAAGTAGAAGTTGATGGGCGTGAAACCCCGCTCAACATATATAAAAATTAGGAAGGCGGTCAATTATGGCTACTCCAGGCAGAGGCGAAATGAACTTCGTTGAACCGGGTAATATGACCGACGAAGAGATCCTTTACCGAGCAAAGAAGAGGGATGATCGGCATAAAGCCGAGACCCTGTTCAAGTCCGCTTCGGACGCTCGGAAACGATATGATTGGGAATGGCTGACCCGAGACCTCTTTCGTCGGGGTTATCACTTTTCCCGGTACAACCCATCAAATAGAACGGTAGTGTTGCAGACTCGATCGGTAGCTCGAATCCCTATCAACATCACCAACGCTCAAATGCGTACCATTAAAAATCAGGTGACTTCGGTTAGACCCAAGTGGGAAGTTCTACCCATTGGTCTATCAGATGAGGCACAAACTAACGCTCGGTATTCCGGGCGGGCTCTTGATTACTACTACGATCATTTGAATCTGAGACGGATGCTGAAAGAAACAATTATCCAGGGTTTGATGTACTCGGTCGGTGGTCCCTGGCAAGTAGGCTATGATCCTGATGGTGGAGAGAACGGTGAAGGCGATATCTTTATTTGGTTGATTGATCCATTTGATTTCTACATTGATCCTGCCGCCATTTCACTCAAAGATGCTGAGTATGTTATCAAAGCGGTGCGTACTTCACTCAATAAAATCCGAGCCAACCCGAATTACACATTCGAGGTCAATCCGATGGATTTGAGGGGTGAAATGAGGCTTGCCGCCAGTGAGTACAAGCAGTTTCTACTTCAAGCTTTGAAGTATTACCAACCTCGGTCAACTGAGGACGAGGATGAGGGTCTTATTCTCAAAGAGGCAATGATTAAAGTCCACATCCGAGAAGACAATCTGGAAGAGGTAACGGAAGAGCTGAAGCGAAACGACCAAGATACGGACGATTTGAGGATCGGCGAGGTGGTCATGAAAGCGATCACCTATATCGATGAGCAAGAAAGTCCGCTTGAGTACAAGTTCATTCGTAAATCTCACTTTCCTTATGCTTTGTTTAGTGCTGATGTGAATCCGATGGAGATTTACGGCGAGTCCTGGATCAAACATGTGATCCCAATGAACCGAGCACTTAACGCCTTGGAGTCTTCTGTGTTCAGATACAACTACAAGTATGCAATTGGTCGGCTTGTTATTGATAAGAACTCGGGCGTGAGGATATTCACCAACGAACATGGCGACATCATCGAGAAGAACGCCGGTGCCGAGGTGACATCGCTTGCGTTGCAGTCATTACCCGGTAGCTACAAAGATCAAATCACCAACATGCGAATGTATATGGAAGATGTGGGCGGAGCTCACGAGGTTTCAATGGGTCGGGTGCCTTCTGGAGTTAAATCCGGGATCGGTATCGCTGAGCTGAAAGCCGCCGATGCGGTGAACCAGCAGGATCTCATTGATGGCTTGGAAGAGTTTTTGACTGACGTAGGTCAAAGAGTTCTTGGTGAGATCGCTGAAAACTTCGACGTTCCTAAGATGATGAAAGTGCTTGGTAAGGGTGGAGACCCAGAACATTTCATGGTCATTGGTGAAGATAATGCTAAAGGTCGCAAGAATAAACGTGAGGTCAAGATTGGTGCTGACACCTTCGATCTAGCAGTTATCGGCAAAGATAATGAGATTCGGGTCTCAGTTGGATCATGGTTGGCTTACACTAAAGGAGCTCGAATGGAGCAACTTAAAGAGTGGCACAATGCCGGACTGATTGACCAAAAAACTTTCCTTGAACACGCTGAGTTCGGAGATGTGCAGGATATTGTCGATCGCACCAGACAGGAGAAACATTTAGAGCAGTATCAAGAAATCGAAGCCGCTGGTGGTACGGGGGCAACCGATGAAGAGATTGCCCGACAAGAGAATACGATGATGGTACAAGAGAAACGAACCGATGTGGTTCCGCTCGCTGAAGACCGACATCAGATTCACTTGATGATTCACCAAGAAACTCTCGGCTCTGACGGTGATGAAATAGTCGAAGAGCACATGAGTATCCACGAGCAATACATCAAAGAGGGAGTGAAGCCACAAGCTGAAACCGGAGCACAACTTCAGCCGCAGGTTGCTACACCAGAGGGATTACCTCCAACTGGTATGGCTCCTGGGTTAGCTATGCCTCCCGGAATGGGTGGCGGAATGGGCGGTGGAATGCCCGGAGCATTCGGAGTACCTTCGGGATCTCCTGAAGAGGATGCACTCATACAATCATTAATGGAGGTTATGGCTCCCGCCGCCGGAGGAGGTATGCCACCAGGTATGCCACCAGGAGGGGGAATGATGGCACCACCAATCCAAGCACCGGTGCCACCGATGCCAATTTAATATGAACCGAGCGAAGCTAATCAAACTACGCAATAACATCCAATCGTATTTGGATTTCATTGAGCGTGAGGATAAGTTGGGGAAACTCGACAATATTATCAACGATCATACGTCCGTGCAGATTGCTTCGCTAATGGAGAGCATTGAGGAAAAGTTTGAAAACTTACCCACAGCCGATGTGGATAACTCGGAGCTGATTGGGGCAATTGAGGGTTTGGGTGATCGGTTCAAGCCGACAGACATGGAGCCGTTCGTCGAGGCGATTAGTGATATTCGCTTCCCGGAAGTCAACTTCCCCAAGACGATCAGTGTGGATAACTTCCCGGTGCAGAAATACCCGATGCCAGTTACCAACATAAACATCAACGGGCTCAAGGGACCGATTAAGTCTACCGCCATCACGGTTGGCTCCACAGCCGTTCCGCTTCCGGCTACTGCTTTGTCTAGTCGTCGTTCGTTGATTGTTTGGAATAACGACAACAGTACGACTCTCTGGATTGGCGGGTCGGATGTAACAGTCGCTAATGGAATCCCGGTGAAGAAACAAAACTATTCCCCGGCTCTTGATTTAGCTGACACTGTACATCTGTACGGTATCACCAGTGGATCAGATATTGATGTTAGAGTATTAGAAAGTAGCATGAGTTCTACCGGATGACCAGAATAAGCGGAGCTACCAATTTAGATTTCGATAACATCACCCTCAACATCGATGAGCTTGAGGAATTGGCGGGCAAAGTTCTTGTCCACGAGTTCGGTTCTAGCTCCATCGGAGCGTTAAGCACCGTTGTTTTAGCGACCCATACGGTGGGAATCGGTAAGAAGGTGCGGATTAAGGGAGTATTTATGGAGGGTGAAAATGATGCACTTTACGAACTACTGGTCAACGGCACCGTTGAATGGCAGGGGCGTAACGCATGGACAGAGCGAAATACGCAAATGGCAGTTGAGGTGGAGGCAGGTGCAGGGTTGGATATTGAACTGCAAGCGACTAATCTCAAAAACCAAATAAATGACTTTAGTGGAGGATTTTATGGATACGAACTTAACGCTTAAACAGGAGCTAGATCTCGCCGAGCTGGAAGATAAACCAGCAATGTTCAAGTTGAAACAGAGGCAAATCAAGCGAGAGATTATGAAAATGCAAATTAAAATCAAGGCTTACGAGGAATCAATTGAGCTCCTGGATGGAGAGATTGAGGAAGCCAAAAAAGAATACGCCGATTATAAAGCCAGTTTGAAATAGTTAGGAGGTGAACAGAAAAAATGGCAGATTACGATAGTTCTTTACCAATAAGAACAGAAACAGATGCGGATGTCGGAGCCGCAATCTTCGACGCAACAGGCACCAATGCCTGGAATATTGATGCTAATAACATTGGTCACGTCAACCTAGACGATGGCACAAATGCCTTAGTGATTGGACCAAATGGAGAGATCACAGTCATCATGACTGATGGTACAGACACAGTAGCGATTGATGGAAGTGGGAATCTTTCAACTCTCATTACCGATGGAACCGATGTCTTGGCAATCAATACCGATGGATCAATTAACGTCAACATCATTGATGCAGTACAAGGTGGAGAAGTCCACGAGTATGCTTTAAGTGCCGCAGTTGCCGCAGGAGCTACGGTCGATGTAGTTTCTTACACGGTGACAGCCGCAACCACTCTCATTTTGAGGGGTTGGCAGGCATCTAGCTCGGGCAAGGCAAAGGCAGTTTTGAGTGTTGGACCAGCCACAACCGAGGTTGACCAAGCAGTACGCTTCATTAGTACATCTAACGGTGGATTTAACGAAGCATTGCCGGAGGCGATTGAAGTTGTTGCCGGTGACAAGGTTTTGGTGACGATGACTAACAACGAACCAGGACAAGCCGTAGATCTATACGCATGGATCAACGGTAGAGAAGTAGCATAGTCCATCTCTGCCCGAGTGGATTATGTAGCGAAGTGGGCGGGGTAGCATTGGCTACCCCTCACCCACACAATAATGATATAAAAGGAAGTAATGGCAGATTTACCATTTCAGACACAAGACGTATCAGTTAAGGATAACTTGACTGGTAAGTTCGGTTTTGTAAATGACAGCAACGAGCAATTAGTTCACGACCAAGACGCACTAACCACCTTGGAGGAGATTAGGGATGGCACGATTGTTATTTCAGGTAGTGTGACGACAAGTTGGGAATATTATTCTTCAAATGACCAGGCTTATGTAGTTACTTATGCGGCTCAAATTACCGGAGGTGCCACCGAACAAGACTTTGTGCTAATAAGAAATCCTGTCGCTAGTGGGGTTCATTGCAGATTAAAAGGGTTTACGTTCTCGATAACAACCAACACTACTGGTTCATTTAGGGTTTATCGACAAGCATCCATAACTACCTCTGGAACGACTCTTAATATTGGCAACTTCAGAACTAAGACTGCCACTGGAGTTGTTGGTGCTTATAGCATTCCGACTGTTTCAGCTAGAAATAATCTTTTTTGGCAATTTGATCTTAACGCTGGCGGAGTTGGCATAGTTCAAGTCGATGCTGGATTATCACTGATTCTTTTGGAGGGTGATGATTTGCTTTTTACACTAGAGCAGGGTTCAAATAATAACAAGTTTTCAATAAATATCACCTGGGCGGAGGAGGATATAACGTAATGTCACAATATTTATATACAACTACTATCTACACAGAAACCGATAATGTGATTGGAATAAATGTAACTCAAAATAATATTGATTTAACAGATTATGAAAATAACCATCAATCAGATACGGTAAAAGTGACTGAGTTACAGATTGCAGAAACCACATTCAAAAGCGATTTGAGTTATGTCGATTTTGACGCTTTAATAGTTGCTCCTTATGATTGGGGAGATGTTAAGGAAGTGAATGGTGCTGGTAGTTACAATCTTTATTTAATTACTAGCGAACCGATATAGGAGGCTTATGGCATCAAAATACGGCTATCAGGTCAAACAAATACCGTCAGGGGCAACTACTCAGCAGATTGAGGATGCTCTTAATACATACGGAGCGAAAGGTTGGGAGGTTATTCAGTTTATTCAAATTGGCTCCAATCTTTATGTAACAGCCAAAAAGATATTGGTACAATAATGGGAATAGCATTGATATTGATATTAGTAGCAGGATTGTTGATGTTAGCTATTTGGAGGCAGGACGAATGAAGTATGATATCAATAAGCTTAAAGCTCTTCGGGATAATATCGATCAGTATTTGGAAGTAGAGCGTGATAGAGGGTCGAAGATTGAGGATGAGGTGCAGAAAAGAGTTTCGGAAGTAGTGGATAGTGAGATTAAACCATTATTAGAAGAATTTAAGCAATACTTAGACGACAAAGCTGAAAGTAATTGACACACTCGAATAGAGTGTGGTACAACTAATAGACAGTAAGGGATAACCCCGCTAGTCCATCGTGGACGAGGCGGGTTTTTTGCATCTTACGACACTAAAAAGTAGAAAGGTGAACTATATGTACGTTGACCAAGCCGAGTACAAACGAGCCAAGCGTGAAGCTAATAAGATGAAGAGGAAGTATGGCTTCGAGTCTGATGTCGAAATGGTCGACAAAGATTATGCCCACGTTCCCTCAAATGTATCTCAAAGTGCCAAAGGTGGCAAATCAAATCTTCGCAAGGCAAGCGAGATGAATATGAAGCGTTTTGGTTTAGATAGATAGGAGACTTATGAAAGATCAACATTTCGTAGATAAAGAATCATATTGCGGACCAGGTTGCACTAGCGATCATGGAGCAATGAAGAAAGTTGGGAATCAACCCAACATCTCAGATGCCGATAGCACTAAGGAAATCAGAAGCCAATCCATTCCCAACTATCCAGGGAATCCGTGCAAATCAGGCTCTAGTTATTAAACAATAAATAGGAGGCAGTTATGCCACAAGCAAAGTATACAGGCAGTCCATCGGGAAGCGGAAATCCCCCTGGCAAGCATTCACCGGGATACACAAGTGATCCTGGAGCGGGTGCAGGTAATTTCAACCGCAAAAAGTCATATCGAAGTGATATGCACGTTGGCATGTCCGACACCGCACCGGTGGTTGGCAACCAACCCAAAGAGCAGAAATCTAGTGAACCAATGACCAATAACCCGGCATTGCGGTAACTGGATTTTTTAACATTTTTATGTGTCTTAGATTTTATTTCGGGTCGTGGTCGTTACCACAGCGAAATCTCGGGCTCACGTGTCGCTACGTTATAAGCAGATAAGGAGGCAGTTATGGCAGATTTGCCAAAGGCTGACGATAAACAGCCACCGGCTTCGCCACCGGAAGATAAATCAACGGGTTCAACTGAGCCGGATAAAGCAGGAGAGGGTTCGCAACCTCAATCCGATCCAGAAGAGACCGGGAGTAGTGGAGCTGAATCTCGTATTCGTAAGCTCTCTGCCGATAAGAAAAAGCTTGGACAAGAAGCAACTTATTGGAAAGAAGTAGCTGAAAGATACGCCAAGACTGACTCACAAAGAGTCACGACACCAGCACCACAAACGACACCGCCAACCGATCAATCCGTTCCGGCTTATCAGAACGAAGAGGTTGAGAGGGCGTACAGAACATTAAAAGAGAGAGGCATGGTTACGAAGGAAGAGCTCGAAGGCTACCTCACTCGCATGGAGTGGGATCGCAAGCATGACCGAAACGTCGTTGAAATCAGTTCTAGGAAGGGTTTACCCGCCTATGATCGAAACGAAGTAGAAAGTCACGCACGAGAGAAGGGCATTTCCGATCCAATGGCGGCTTATAGAGATCTCTATTTCGATGAGATCCTAGACGCATCCAAACGGGGCGGAACTAAACCAAAATCGACCAAACCAACCACGCAAAAACCATCCAAACCAGCAGGCGATACTCGCCAGCCGATGGATCTTGATTCGTTTCGAGAGAAACTCAATGGACCAAAGGGTCGAGAGTTTTACGAGAAACTGAGTCAGAATCCTCAAGAGTTTGACGAGGTTATGAAAGCTCTCTCCGGTTCATAGAAGTCGTACTCCAAACAATTTTAACAATCCCATTAACAGCCAATAGAAATGGAGGTGAGAAAGTACAATGGCAAACTTTACCACAACCACATCAGCAGTTTTTATTCCCGAGGTATGGTCGGTTGAAACCTTACGTGCCGCTGAGAGAGCCCTAGTTATGGCTCCTTTAGTCAAACGCTACGACACTTTAGTCAAACAACGTGGAGACACCATTCACGTTCCCCATGTGTCTAATCTGACCGCCAACGATAAAACTCAAGATAGTGAAGTTACTCTACAGACCGTCACTGAGACCGAAACCACAATCGCCGTCGATCAATGGAAGGAAGTATCCTTCGAAATCGAAGACATCGTGAAAGTACAGTCACAGTATGATCTCAGGAGTGAATACACCAGTAAAGCCGGTTATGCAATTGCTCAATCAGTTGATACCGATCTTTTCGGGTTGATTCCTTCACTTACCAGCACTCCAGTTGGAGTTTATGGCACCGACATCGACGATGCAGAAATCGTGGCAGGACTTCAAGTTCTTGACGTAGAAGACGCTCCTCTCGAGGATCGTTTCTTCATCATCGCTCCAAGTCAAAAAGCCGCAATTATGCAGTTAGATAAATTTGTGAAAGCAGATTATCTCGGCGAATACGACATGCCAACTCCAGTGAAAAAAGGTCCGAACAACAGATATTTATGGGGCGATATATATGGAATCCCAACCTACTACACCAACCAGGTTCCTATAGCCGCCGCAACTCCTCTTGAAACATCTAACGTGATGTTCCATAAGGAAGCATTCGCATTAGCTTTACAGCTAAGTCCACGAACTCAAGCTTCCTACTGGCAAAAAGACCTAGCATGGCTCGTAACTTGTGACACTATCTACGGCGTAGAAGTGTTACGTGACACCTTTGGTGTCGAGATTCGATCCTAATAGGAGACTGAAACGATAATCGTGGGGAGGCTCCTGTCCGACCTCCCCACACCTATCGTAATTATTGAGGGAAACAGATGGCAATATCAGATAGCGACTACAATCGAGGCGGTTACGCAAAGCGTAAGGTCTCGAGAGAGTTTGTGAATGAAGCTCACTCTCGCACTTCAGCACCCAATGGCAAGGTTGCTCGAGGTGAAGCAGGCAAACAACTGCTACGTCGCAAGATAGAGAAACAGAAATACTATGAAAGAAATCGGGCAGTATAGGGTCGTTGTGGCTCTACCAACCAGAGGTCTCATCTTTGCCCAGACCATTAGCTCTTTAATAGATAACGGGGTACAAGACATTTGCATTGTTGAGGGACTTCCTTTGCCGGAATGCCACAATGAAGCAGTCAAGCGAGCACTTGAAAAGAAGCCGACTCATGTGTGGATGGTAGAGGAAGACCACTATTACCCACCTGGCACGTTGAAAAAGATGCTCGATCTCAACGCCGAAGTCGCTTGTGTCAATTATTCAATGCGACCCGGTGGCACGATGCCTGCCATTCAACGCAGAGACAACAGAGTTTGGTTTTGCGGAACTGGTTGCATGTTGGTTGAGAGTTCTATTTTTGATCGACTACCCGAGCCTTGGTTTGAAACCGATAAGACTTTCGATTTCAGAACCAAGAATGTGATTGATCGCCCGAGACCCTATGGAGGTCACGATGTCTACTTTGGAGTCAAAATGGAGCAGATGGGCGTAGAGATCATGCAAGTACCCGATTATCAGGTGAGCCACCTTCGTTGCACTCAATTAGATAGGATTGAGAATAACGAAGGATGCTACAGCATCAATGAAATAGATAAATTAGTTAGTCCGTGAAGGAAAACATGGCACAGCAACACGTAGGAGCAACTGCCGACCAGAACTTTTCAGCGACCAGAAAACGACCCTTCAGGGGTCGCAGAGTTAAAGGCTATGAATTCAAGGGCAGGGCGAACAAGAAAGATTCTGGCTTGCATCAATCGTTAGCAGTAGCAATACCAAGTATTAAAGGAAAATAATTATGGCACGTAAAAAGGGTTTTATGATGGACGGGAAGAAAATGGTTTGGGATCGAGGTCGATTCAAGACTGAGGAAAATGTAGGAAGTGTAAGTGAGAAAAAAGGTAAGCCTTCGAAGGCGGGAAAAGCTAAAAAAAAGAAGGGTCACAAAGCCCGTCCAGAGTCAGCCGAAAAGAAAGCAAGATATGAAGCTAGAGGTGCAGAGCTCAAGAAAAAAGCTAAATCTCAAATGAGAAAAGCCAAACTAAGCAAAGCCCTGCGATCCATCGCTAAAGGAGCTGTTTGGGGCGGAATAGAACAAGTTGAGAAGGCAAAAGCTAAAAAGAGAGGTAAAAAGTCTGGCAAACTGATTACCACCAAAGAACTAAAGAAAATTAAAAAGTCTATACCAAAGAAATAGGAGGAAATTATGCCAGTAACAGGCACATCGGTTGAAAGTCTACAACTCGATTTTACCTCGGGAAGTCCAGCGAGCATTGATTTTCGCTCTGGAACCGTCTCGACAGCAGTTCACCGTCTGGTTATTAGTACCGATGCAGACGTGTATATCAATTTTGATGCAGATGCAGTCGACACAAACTTCATCCTGACTCCGGGGTGTGGACAAATCTCGATAGATAACATCAAATTTACCAGCTTTTCCGCATTAGGCGTGAATGGTTCAGGTACAGTTTATATATTAGCTCTTAGAAGTTAGGAGGAAAAATGGCTTGTGCATCATTACCAATTGGAGCAGTACGCTTCGAGAACACAGTCGCATCCGCCGATGCTTCCACTCCAGTTCAGGTGGTTCCTGCCTCCGGCAGTTTAACTTTTTACCTGATCGATGTGGTTATCAGCGTTGAGGATGCACTAACTATGCAACTTCAAGACGACGGCTCTCCGACAGTGATTGTCGAAGATCTATTTATGCCTGCAACAAGTGTCTGGAGTAAAACCTGGGCGATGGGTCTTCCCGTCACCGCCGGTCAAGACTTGGATTTATTAGCAAGTGGAGCCGGAAACGTAAGTATCACAGTCACAGGCTACTACAAATAATTGGAGGTAGCTAAATGGCGAACACTATAGTCTTTGAAGACAACTTTAACAGGGGCGATGGTGGTCTAGGTGCAAACTGGACTACTTTAATCGCAGGACTAAACATCGTTTCAAATGAAGCGAAGTTTACTATCAGCAATGGTTCGGAAAGAATCACTACAGGCGTTGGCTCTCCTGACCAATATGTTCAAACAGTGTGGACAACGGTTAGTGGTGGCACTAGCAGAATATCTCTTTTGCTACGGTCTAACTCAACTGGTCTTGATACATACAACGTACAATTTCGTAAAAATAACACCGACATTGTTCTTTATAGGATAATAGGTGGAGCAACCGACCAAACCTGGGATGGTCCCAATAACTCCCTAGACTGGCAAGATGGCGATTTAATTCGTGCAGAGGCAATTACGGTTGGAGTAACTGTTGAAGTAAAAGTTTATCGAAACGATGTACTTGTTGAAAGTTTTGTTGATAGTCACGCAAATAGAATACTGGTAGAAGGCTACACAGGACTACGTGACCCGGTTATAAATGATGTGTGTGATGATTATTCAACAGGCAGATCCGATGGTAGCGGAGTAATGCCTACCGAAGATACTTACCCGAATGGTTATACTCATAGGTTCGAGCCTCACGTAGATAACGCAGAGGTTATTGGAAGCGACCACAACAATTTCGCTGTACTTTACAAATTCACCGACCCTGCTTTCAAAACAACCGCCAATGGCGGGTTTGTTACCGATGCCAATGGTTATGATGTGATATTCACTGATACTTCAAGCACCTTACTAGACTTTGAAGTTGAGAGTTGGAATGGCACTACGGGTGAAATAATTGCCTGGTTTAGACAACCTATTTTGTTAGATTTAACCGATACACCTTTTTATGTTTACATTGGAAATAGCTCAGTATCTACTGACCAAAGCAACCAATCAGGTACTTGGAACTCCAATTATGCGATGGTGCATAACTTTGCCGACACTGTTACTACTCTACCGCTAGATAGCACTTCCAATAACAACGATGTAACCGTCAACTATGGCACAACGCTTGATGCGGTTGGTCCAATAAATAGAGCCAGAAATTATAATGGGACAACTGGATCATTAGAAATTGCCCATAGTTCCTCAATAAATATAACTGGTGCAATTACTTTTTCAATGTGGGTTAGACCTGATGGAGGGTTCGCTTCGGGCGGAGGCAATGAGGGCGGAATGTACCGTAATGGGCTTCAACACTTTTCTTCGTTTAATGACAGAATATATGGAATGGCTTGGCTAGGTTCAACTGGTTCAGCCACCTGGACTATCGGCGATGGCACAGCACCGGGAATTTCATTCTTGCAAACAACTAAAACGTCCTGGGCTGATGATTGGTGGTTTCTCCACGGTACTTGGGATGGTACGACTGGCACGAATGGTTTTAAGATTTATGTCAACGGTATATTAGAAAATCAATCAACTGCTACTACTTCCGCTATTCAATCAGCAACCCAAGCAATAATGCTCGGTGGTAAAGGTAAGCCTGGTGGAGCAAATTACTACTTCGATGGTAAACAGGCTCAATTGAGATTGCTTAGTACCGAATTAAGTGCGGGTTGGATTGAAACTGAATATAACAACCAATCAGCACCAACCACTTTCGTTATCAACGGAACTATTCAAGTGCCAACAGCACCAACCGCACAGTGGCGGATATTCGGTGATGAAGGATTAGTAGCATAGGAGGATATTATGTCTAAAAATCTTGCTTATTTACGAGCACAAACCAGAACTTATCTCGATGAGGCTGTTCAGGCAGACTGGAAGGATAATGAGGTTGATAGGGAAATTAACAATGGCTACCAGCGAGTAGCGACTGCCGTGATGGAAACTTACGAAGAGTTCTATTTGAACAATGATACTTTTAATACTGTCGCCAATCAGCAAGAGTATGGGGTCGTCGATGGCTTGCCTTCCAATCTATTCAAGATTCGTCGACTGGAGATCAACTATTCACCCGAGGTCATCAACAGCGTTCTCACTCGAGTCAAGCCAACTCAAATGGATCATGTGTTAGGCAACCTCGCTAACACCAGTAACACTATCACCGCATTCAAAGCTCCCGTGTACTACTTCATCGGTGGTGGATCTACCGCTTACAAAGTCGGGCTGATTCCAGTACCGACCAGTGGTGGACCAGACACCCAAGCAGTTCCAAGCGGGAAGATTTGGTATGTCGAAATGGTGACTGATTTAGTGGACAGCATCGATGAGGTGAATGTTCCTTATCCAGACAGATACGCACAACTTTGTGCAAGGTTCGCCGCATCGGTTCTACTCAGTAAGGGTCAGCAAGAAGCGAAGGTCGCTCTAGCTTACATGGAAGTATTCAACCGGGATCTCGGACTCATGCAACAACAATTAGAAGATAGAGTTTACGACGGCTCCAAAACTACAGTCGATGTGGTTGGAGCGGATGTGGACTTTTCAAGTTATGGACTAATCTAATGGCACAATCGCTCAAACGCATCGTTGAAAGCAACTTCTTAGCAGGCTACAACGATCGAGACAAACCAGAGACACTTCGATTCCCTCGGGAGGGTGTGTTTTATATGGCTGATGTACTCAACGGGTTTGTAGAAGAGAACAAGATCATCAAACGCAAAGGCTACGATCAGATCGGTGATAACCTGATTGCCAAGCCGATTCTCGGGCAGGATCGTCACGAACCCGCCGGTGGATCAAAGTTCATCCTTCGAGCGATAGACAATGCTGGAAGCACCAATTCTCAGGTAGAGGGATGGAGTGGGGGAACTTTTACCGCTCTAACAGGTGCCACAGCTCAGACTGCCGGAGCCAGACACCAATTTGCTACCGCTAAGAGTGCAACTTACATTTTCAATACCGCAGGCGATCCTGTACTCAAAACTACCAACGGAACTACAACTTCAGTGGTCGCCACTGTTCCGCAGGGGATTGATGGTGAGTGGTTTCATAATTACTTTTTTGTGTTCGGAGTTTCAGGTAATCTTGACCGACTATACTTTTCCGATGTGAACTTGCCAGAAACATTTGATGCAGTCAATGGATACATTGATGTAAACCCTGGCGACAATGAACCCATCACCGCATTAGATGTACTCAAAGACGAACTCTTGATATTCAAAAACAGCCGAGTTTGGTCACTGACGGGGTTCGGCACCGCCGACTTCACTCTAAGCGATTTGGGAGAGCGAGTGACTAATATCGGAACTGAAGCATTACGAGGCACCAAGTCTATCGGGAACGATCTCTACTACATTTCATTTAGAGGTGACACACCACACATTCGCTCGATCCGACGTACCGACAATGACGATTTACTGGACGGAGGCATCATTTCGGATGTCATCACTGGCACCATGAAGAGGGTCAACACTTTCGCTCTGGATAAGACCGTGATGGAGTTTGACGGTAGAAGGCTCTGGGTCGCTTTACCTATGGATGGAGCTACCGAGCCAAACGAAGTGGTCACGTTGGACACTCTCACTCGAGGGTGGACACGCCACACGGGAATGAACATCAACGATATGCACATTTCAACTATTACCGGAGAGCCGAGGATCTACTTCGGATCGTCTGAAGTTGACGGGAAATCTCATCTGGCTTTGGAAGGCACCAATGACGACGGGGATGCAATTGACTTCCAAGTGTTGACTCCCTACTATGCACCTCAACCTGGACACCAGGCTCGCTACAAATACATGTATATCACCGCCGACGTGGAGCAAGATGCCACCTTAGATATCGACTACAGCCGAAACGGATTTACTTTCGTTGATCTGGCGACACTTGATATGACAGGTTTGGGAGCTAAGTTCGGAGCGGCAGTTTTTGGTACCAGTAAGTTCGGCGATACAGTTATTTTCAAGCACCGACTTGATTGGGCGGGAGGTACCGCTTATTACATGCAATATAAATTTGCCAACAATGAAGCTGACGAAAGCATAATCTTACGAGATTGGGAGTTATTCTATCAAGTAAGAGGCTTACGAGCTCTAAGTTAAGGAGAAACTATGGCATTCATAACCCAACAGTATGTCGCAATCACGGGTGATACCTTGACGGCGGCTATCTGGAATACAGAATTCCAGAACATTATTACCAACTTCAACGGAGGCATTGATAACGCAAACATAGATGTTGCCGCTGGAATCGCTTACACCAAACTGGCTCTATCGGGAGCAATCTTAAATTCGGATTTAGCAGGTGGTATCGCTAAAGAGAAAATTACCAACATTGCTTTGACTGAGACTGATGCTCAAACGATGACTAACAAGACTTTGACTCAACCAGTCAGTACCGCTTCGGTGAATCCACTGACTACAGTGGCTTATGCTGGATCGCTTGTCTACGATTGGGATGATTCAAATCATTTCAGAACCCAACTAACAGGTAATCCAACTATCACTTTTAACAATGCCGATAATGGTCAGGCAGTCATCATTCACCTAGAGCAAGATGGATCGGGCAATCACACAGTCACGTTCCCGGCGGTCAGATGGGCGGGTGGAACTATACCAACCCTGACAACTACAGGTAATAAGATAGACACATTTGGATTCATCTACGATGGTTCCGAGTTTTATGGTTACGTTATAGGACTTAATATCTAATGGCAATCAATTACATAGTTGGAGACTTCCAACTTAATACCATCACAGGCAACCAATCGGTATCCGGTCTCGGATTTCAGCCGAAAGCGGTGATGTTTTTCCATCAGCCACAAACGGTGGCGATCGGGGTGCCTCAAATTGCTAACTGGTACGAAATGGTAGGAATGACTGATGGCACTAATACCTATTCAATGTGGTCTCACTCACCTAACGGGAGTGGAACTGAAAGTGCCGGGTATATGCAAACTACCCTAGCAATTGTCGGAGGCAATAACTTCTCTACAGTATGGGGAGCTTCTATGATCTCGCTTGATGGAGACGGATTCACAATCAATGTGACTGTTGCTCCACCGGTCGGATACATGGTGGGATATCTAGCATTGGGCGGAGGTGACTTGGATGGCGCAGTCGGCACGATGGACGCAAGCGGATCAACCGGACTCCAAGCTGAAACGGGATTGGGTTTTCAGCCAACTGGATTGATAATGAATACCCTCGGAAGAGCCGAGGCTTATACTGGTACACCTGCTCCCGATTTTACTGCCGCCAATGTAGAAGCATCTTTTGGATTTAGTGATGGAAGCATCGACAGAAGTTCAGGATACTCTTTGAGAGATTCTGGGGCTACTATCATGGTGAATGGAGTGACTCAAAGTAATAGTTCTATTGTTACAAATCCAGTAGCAGGATCGAGCGTAGCTTTGAGAAGTGCCGCCAATGTTTCAAGTCTCGATGCTGACGGATTCACTCTCAACTGGACGAATAACGCCACTACCAATGCAAAACATATGTATCTTGCAGTAGGAGGAGTTCAAGCCGAAGTCGGTAGTTTCTTTGTGCCGACCTCAACCGGAGTCTCAACTGTTGTGAGCGGGCTCGCCTTTGAGCCGAATGCAGTAGTCTTTACTGGAAGCAATCAATCAGCTTTTAACGTGATTGAGGGCAATGGTCAAATTGCTAGTGGTCAGGGTGCAGAATTCACATATGGATTTGCCACTGGCGGATTGGAACAGTTCAATATAGAAGCGACCGGAGTAGATTTTATCGCCACCAGTTATTACGGACATTATGAAAGTGACGTAGCGGTGCAGGCACGATATGAGTACAACAACCGAGCCACTCTGAGAGAACAGTGTGCTTTTGACGCATTCAGCACAGATGGATTTGATTTCAACGTACTCACCACAGTCGGAAGTGGCAATAGTTTAGTTAGTTATTTAGTTTTGGAAGGTGACGGAGGTGCTCCCAACGGAGGAAACCCGACGGGTGGTACCGGTGGACCTGACTCACCCGATAGTCACTTTTTACAAAGATTTATAACCGTATAGGAGAAATATGGCATTTATCAAAATACCAACAATCAGCTCAATCACAGAAGGATACAAACAGGTCAAAAGTACCATTGACAATACTGTAGCCGATTGGTTGGGTCAGACACCTATGGGTCAATACTACCAACAGCAAGAGCTCGATCGGATTCAGAGACAGAGACAGCAACAGTACGCTGGTGACATTACAACTGCTACAAGCAAGCTCGGTGCGATCTCTTCTGGATATCCTACTACGGAGGCAGAGAGAATCAGTTTATTAAATATGGTCAGACCTGACATTGCCGCAATCAACCAAGTACCCGCATTGCGTGAACAATATCTGGCAGGTAGGGATGGTGGCGGTGCTCCTCCAACCATGAGAGATGTCCCGCCCCAACAACTCGCTCAAGAAATTCCCGGCGTTGACCCATTCACTTTTGATTATGATACTCAAGTTAGAAAGGCTTACGATAGCTTGGCAAAGTTCTACGAGAAACTAATCGGATTCGCTAAAGGCGACTTGGATCTTGCTAAACGGATGCTTGAATACACCTATCAGCAGGGGATGAGAGAAACCACCTCAGAGTTCGCTGAACGAACTGCTGATGTAATAAGGGAAGAGACAATCGAAGTCCCCAAGCTAATCACCGCACTTCCCAGGCGGGGAGTATTGGCTTCTGGATTCGGCGGAGAGCAGAAACGAGTTCAAGAAGAGGGCTACCAAGCTCGAAAAGATGTGCTAAGTAGAGTGAAAGCAGACACCGAAAGTAGGCTTTCAAAAGAGCGTGAATTCACCTTAGAAGAGAGAGAGACGGGTTACGAGAAACGAGGCTTTGACCTAGAGCGAGAGAGACGCAAAGAGTCGCAAGAAATGGCTCGAACAGAGCGAGGTGTAGCATCTGATGTGTACACCGCACAGCTACAGAAGCAATCTCAAGAAGAAGCTAGGCGTACCACGAATATCCAAACTCGTTATACAGGAGGTATCATTGGAGATGCCGGAGGCGGAGATACTTCTGACAAATGGCAGGGTAAAGACGCTCAAGGTCGTGAATACGGCGGATGGTATTGGAAACCCGAACTCAATAAAGCCCAAAGATATTGGGGTGGTGATACTTGGACAGATCAATAATTAGGAGGCAACTATGGCACTCGATACACAAGAAGCACAGGCAATACAAGCCAGCAATAATCCAAACATAGTCTCCCCGACTTATACAGGTGCGGGAGGCACTACTACTGCTGGAACTACGTTGCAAGCACCGCCCCCGCAGGCGATGGCAATTCCCGGAATGGAGCAAGCAACTAATGTAGCGACTCAAATGGGAGGAGAGCTTTACGGCTCACAAATGGTTCCAGGAATGGAATCACAACGTAATGCAATGATCCAAGAGTTGATGGATTATGATGGGATGCTCGATAAAATTTATGCAGGGCAATCTTATTTCCCGCAAGTTGAAGGGTATGTGGATAATCCCGCCGACCTTTTCCAAGGAGTAGGGGCAATCTCTGGTCAGACTTCGGGCGATATTACTCGCACCGCATCTACTATTGATGCTACTGAGCGAGCCTACAATATGGCAATCGGCAACGTAATGGATCGGATGATGGATTTCATGTCGATGCAACAAGAGCAGTCACGATGGGAAAAGGAATTTGAGCTTGAAAAAGCCAAAGTCTCGGGTACAGGGGGAGACGCTAGAGCCGATCAGATGGCGATGGCAGTCTTATTCGGAGCCGATCCACAAATGGTAGCAACGGGCGATGTAGCTCAAGCAATGGCTTCGGCAACTGGAGCACCCACACCTCAATCACTAGCTCAAGCGTCTATGCTTAACACGGGCGGATCAGCTAAGTATTTATCATTATTCCAAGCATTTAACCAGGGTGGCGGGCAATTAACTGCTTCTGAGGCACAGGTTATTAGAACTAATCAAGCTACCAAGCGACAAGTTGAAGACCTTTGGAGTTTATACAAAAGAGTTCCTTCATATCAAAAAGGTCCATTAGGTCAAGGTCAGTTGGGTGGAC